AATGGATATTCGTTTGAGGGTTGAGATACAACGGGAATTGTTCGGGCATTGTATTACGGGACGGGGCGCAAATATCATGGCGGCAAATGAACGCTTTTTTCGTTGGGTTTGGGAGCATAAGCCACACCGATGCGAGGAATGTTTAAAGCCGTTACGGAATTATTCCGCCATTTATTGTTCGCATATATTGACCCGTGGAGCGTTTCCCGAAATGGCGCATGATGCAAGAAATATAAATATACTATGTTTTGAACATCATTCATATTGGGAGAATGGGGATAAAACGAAAATGCGTATATATTCCGGCAATATGATAATGATTGAATTAATGAAAAATGAGTATGCAAATTTGGAAAGATATTGAGGGTTACAAAGGACATTATCAAATTTCTAATTATGGCAATGTTCGTTCCTTAAAAAAGGATGCGTTTCTAATGAAAGGCGGATATTTGAAAGGATATAAAATAATTAATTTATGGAAAAATGGAACCGGGAAAATGTTCCGTGTTCATAGATTAGTTGCGGCGGCTTTCATTCCGAACCCGGAAAACAAACCATGTATCGACCATATCGACGGCAACCGAGCCAATAACCATGCAGATAATTTGCGTTGGGTTACGGTTAAAGAAAATCAGAATAACCCAATAACAAAATCTAAATGGATTGGAAAAAAAGCGAAACCGCACCACGAAAAAGCGGTTGAGCAAATAAAAAACGGTATTGTTGTAAATGTATTTGTTAGCATACAAGAAGCCGCCCGAAAAGGCAATTTTTCGGCAACGGCAATTTGTAAGGTATGTAAAGGGAAAGGAAATTTGCATAAGGGTTATAAATGGAGATATAAAAAATGAGAATCAAAAAGAGGCAACCCGATTACGGGGCAATTTCCCGCCGTTCAATCAAAAATGATTTCAGACGGGTACAAACATACCCGGAAAGGGAGAAGCGCCCGCAAATCGAAAATCCGCCCGAAATAAATGCAGAAAGACGTGTTTTGTTTGTTGGCGAGAATTCAGGTTATTACAAATTGCGTTCTTTCATTGTTGGTAAATTGGTTCGATTAGTTCAAAAATCAAGCGTCGGCGGTTGGGTTTGTGAGTTCGTACACGACGACGACCGAAAAGCGATAAACCATGCCGCCGGATGGTCGGACAATAAGAAACAATATTTGTTGGATTGCATAAAATTCAAGTGACATGAAAATAAAATCAGAAACCGGATATAAAATTGCGTTATACACGTTCGTGACGTTAACGGTTGCGTCTTATATGTGGGCGTTGTATAGTATAATTGTTTGGATAATTAAAGCGTTTTTTGTATGAGTGTAAACAAGGTTATTTTGATGGGACATACCGGGAAAGCCCCGGATTTTAGGGAGTTCGACAACGGGGGTTGCGTGGCGACCTTTTCGTTGGCAACCACGAAACGAGGTTATACCACAAAGGACGGGCGGCAAATCCCGGAGCGTACCGAATGGCATAACGTCGTATTGCAAAACGGGTTGGCAAAGGTCGCCAATCAGTACGTCAAAAAGGGCGACAAACTGTATATTGAGGGCGAATTGAGAACCCGGAGTTATGACGATGCGCAAGGCGTCAAACGGTATGTTACCGAGATAGTCGCAACCGATATGGAAATGTTGACCCCGAAAGCGAACGGAGCCGGGGCGCAAGTACCGCCGCCGCCCGTGCCGGATGCACCCGCCCCCGACGAAAACGACGATTTACCATTTTAAGCCATGGACGATATGGGAGCGATAAACGGACGGGTTATTTACAGCCCAAAAGGTAAAGCCGGGGAATACGCCGAGAACGCCGCCAATTTCTTTGTCGGTTGTTCCAACGGTTGTACTTACTGTTATTTGCGCAAAGGTCGTGGCGCAAAGGTATTGGGAGGCAGTCGCCCGGAGTTGAAAAAGACGTTGCGGGAATATCCATACGCTTTGGATATTTTCAAAAACGAATTGTTGGCGCATAAGGAGGAATTGCAGAAAACGGGGTTGTTCTTTTCGTTCACGACAGACCCGTTATTGCCGGAAACGGAACGGTTGACCCGTCAAGCGGTCGGCGTATGCCAACGCCACGGCGTCCCGGTTAAGATATTGAGCAAATGCGCCGAGGGGTTGAACCGCTTCATTGATTTTGCCGAGGCGTCCGAGGGTTGGGACGTGTCCCGTATCGCTTTGGGCGCAACGTTGACAGGTTGCGACGAATTGGAGCCGAACGCCGACCCAAATATGATGCGGGTTAATGTGTTGGCACGGGCAAAACGCCACGGGTTCCGCACCTTTGCAAGCGTGGAGCCAATCCCGCCGGGAATGTACGACCGGGCAATTGGGATAATCAAATTGTCGTATCCGTTCGTTGACCTGTATAAAATCGGGTTGCAGAGCGGCGGCAAATATCCGAAACGGGAAATACGATTGATTTACGACACGATTACGGAACATTGGGAGGTACGCCCGGAACAACCCCGTATCTATTGGAAAGATAGTATTGTTAATCCGTTGGGGATTGACCGGGGAGAATTGCCGGGGTATTGTGTCCCTGTTAATTGGAATTTGTTTAACAATGAAAAGTGAAATACGGGTTGAGGTTCCCGCCGATTGCCGATTGGTCGGAGTAAGGACGGACGGCGATATTGTCGTTATCATTTACGAGCCAATGCAAAACGTCCGGCAAATTGGATTTATCCATTACCCGGAACCCGACGACGAAACCGAGGAACCCGAAAATAAAAAGTAAATATGCAGTACAGTAATAAGGATTACAACCCGGAAAAGCACGACCGTTGGCGTGCGTTGACCGTAAAACAGCCATACGCAAATGATTTGGTAACGGAGGCGTACAAGGACGAAAACGGTATTGTTTACGGGAAAAAGACAATTGAAGTTCGGAGCAAAAACACGTCCTATCGTGGCGACGTGCTGATATGTTCCGCAGCGTCCCCGGTTTATCCGGGAATGGAAAGCGGCGTTACTTTGGGATTGGTTGAGTTGTACGACGTAAAGCCGATAAAAGAGTTTACGCCGGAGGATTGGGAAAACACCCGGATTCCAAAGGAAAAGAGGGCGAAAATAACAAAGGGTTTCGGATGGATGATGCGGAACCCCCGCCGGGTTGTTGAGTTTCCAATTAAGGGGCAATTGGGTATCTATAATCTCGTATATACAAAAGGTTGTATTGTCGAATATCCTAAAGTTATGGTATTGGATAAAGAGGCATACAATAAAATAAAAGAAACGTATTAGTTTGTTGTATTATGGTTTAATATTATCTTTGCAAAAAAAAAGATGGAAAATTGGAAGTTTATAAACGCTAATTATGAAGTTTCAGACAAAGGTAATATAAAGTCTGTAAATTATCGGGGAACGGGTAAAAGTGCGATACGAAAGCAATCTATTAGTAAAAACGGATATATGCGGGTAATACTATCAGATAATGGTAAAAACAAAACATATTTCGTTCATAGATTAGTTGCGGCGGCTTTCTTTCCTAACCCGGACAATTTGCCGGAAATAGACCATATCGACGGCAACCGAGCCAATAACGATGCAACTAATTTACGTTGGTGTACGAGAAAGCAAAATTTGAATTATCAAAAAGCAATTAATAATAAACGTGAAACCATAAAGAAAGTAAATACATGGTTTAAGAAAACCGGAAAAGATAATCACAATGCAAAACCCGTTTATCAATATGATTTAGAGGGTAATTTTATAAAGAAATGGGATTGCATACATGATGCGCAAAGATGCGGTTTTAATCATGGAAATATTATTAGTTGCTGTAAGGGACGTTTAAAACATTATAAAAAATATATTTGGAGATATGAGTAAAAAACAGGTTGGAATTATCCGCAACAATGGCGACGTACATACGGCGCAAATTGGGTTTCATATCGGACGGGTTGGCGTATCTGTTTACGTCCGGGAATATTGGAAATATAAGAGTTGGTTTATTATTCCCGGCGTGTATGTGGATGCGGTCAACGGTTACGACCGTTACGTTGACATTGAGGCGAAAATATTGTTTGTCGGCATTGGCATACGGTTTATATGGATTAAAAGAAAGGTAAAACGATGAAAGCAAAGATTTTATTGTTATCTTTGGCAACGCTTTTGTTGGGGGCGTGCCAAAGCGAGAACGAACCAACAGAGGCATTTTTTTTACTTCAAAAATCCGAGAGCATGGAAGAAAGAAACGAGTTTGTAACGAATACCACGGCGGCAATGATACAGATAAACGCCCCCCGGTATAATTGCGAGATTGTCGAAACCGCATTAGCGGGCGGCGATAGGGTACGAATTTGCGTAAAAGGCGCAAAGGAAGATTTGGACGCATTGTTTGAATATGTAAACGAAGCGGGCAAAGAATGAGAGTAAAGCAACCCGAACCGTTCGACCCAAATAGAGAATACCGCCCCGGCGAACGTTGCGTTTACCGGGGTATGGTATTGATTGCCGAGATATGGACGGCGGCGGATGCACGATTAGCCAACAACAACCCCGCAATATTTACGCAACGTTGCGTTCGATGCAAAATCAAAAGGGAAGATTGCCCCGGAATTGGTAGGCAATGCGATAAATTCCATAGGAGCGACCGGAAAACGATTTATTGGCGTTTGTTGCGTATCGTCGGGGGATTTAAGGGCGTCGAAACATTAGAATTTAATTATAACGGAACAATTGCCGGGGTTAAGGTTGAAGCCGCCCCGGATAGTAATAACAAATAAATTTTTAGAGCGATGAACAAACAAGTATTAAGCCCCTTTGATTGCGATATGTGCGCAATGATTGAGGACATAACAAAACAAGAAATTGAGGTTACGGCGTCTGATACTTCAATACGTTTGAGTTGGGCGCAAAATGGTAGCGAGGGAAACGATACCCCGGAGGCGCAAAGGATTGAGGCACTAAAACAAGCAATCCGGGGACGATTGGGCGACCGTTTTATTGAGTTCTTTTACGCCGATGGTAGGCAATCGGTTTATATGAAGTACGACCCGGAGGAATACCCGGAGGAAATGCGCACCCGATTAACCGACCCGGACGCCACGGCGGGAACCCGGTATTGTCGCACCTTGTTAGAGGTTGACGCAATCCAATTTCGCCGGGACAACGTGGACGATGTGTTGAGGTTTACCGGAGGCGGAACGGTTACGACGCCCCGCACCCCGGACGGCAAAGCAATGTTTTCTTTTCCTGATAGCAACGGCATATTCGTTGACGTGCCGGAAAGTTGGTATATTATCCGGGAATTGAACGGACGATTTACCGCCCGCCCGGAACGGGATTTTAAACGAGAATTTGAACCTAAAAACAATCCCGTCGAAAATACCCAAAAGGAACCCACAAACAAAGGATGCGGCGATTGTGCCAATTTCACGAATGAGGACGTAAACGGTAACGGATATTGCGAGGCGTTCAAATCTGAATAATCATGCGGAACGTGTCGTTGCCAAGAATATAAACCTAAAAATTAAAGAGCGATGATTAACAAAGAACAATTTATTAATGAGATTGCCGAGGTGGTAAACCGTAATTCAATGGAAAAGGCGTTTGATGATACCCCGGATTTTATTTTAGCCCGCATTGCGGTTGAAGCAATGGAAATGTTTTCACGTGCAAGCGCACACCGGGACGATTACCACGGATTTAGAACGGCGGATTACGACCGGAAATATAAAGCGATTTGCGAAAGCGAAAAGAAAGCAAAGCCCGTGAACACTTGTAAGGGTTGCCCGCTTATCGATGTTTGCCCCGCCGTCCAAATGGAAAAGCAACCGGAACGCAAAAGGGAGTATAAGAAACCGGAAGCGTTCGACGTGCCAAAAGAAGTGGAAGCAATGGCGGAATTTTTCGGCGAAATGTTCCCCGGAACAACGGTTGAAATACACCGGGTCGAAATGCCACGGCGCAACCCACGGGATAAACGCCGGGGAAAGAATAAAGGGAAAGGAGGGCGACGCAATGAAAAATAAATGTTCGTCGGAAATTCCCAATATGCCGACCGGATGCGCCCCGGATAATCGACGCCCCGAAAAGATATGCGGAACGTGTCGATATTTCAACCCGGAATTTCCGGTAAATGGAAAGCCCGCCCCGGTATGTTTGGCAATAAAGGAAATGAAAGGGGGAACGGAATACAGCAATCCCCGTGGAACGCAACATTATTTTCGTTGCTCAAATGGGAGATACGAAAACGGTATAGGACAATAGGCAATAAGCCCCGGAAAACAAAGCCGGGGTTTTGCCGTTTATATACATGAGAGTACAAACGTTTGGCAATGCACCGGAAAAGCCGTAAATTTACCCGTGGTTGAAAGATAACCATTAAGACGATAAAAGTATTGAGTTAATAACAAAAGCCTCTTAAAATGGAAATTCCCCGCAAATAACTTGCAAACGAAAAACATTTATTATCTTTGCAAAAAAAAGATATGGAAGTTTGGAAAGATATATCCGGTTTTGAGAATTACCAAATATCCAATTATGGTAATGTAAAAAGCCTCAATTATGGAAGAACTGGAAAAAGTAAGTTGCTAAAGCCAACAGTAAGCGGTAAGGGCTATTTGCAGGTAAGGTTATATAAGTCCGGCAAACTAACTGCATTAATGATACATAGATTAGTTGCAATGGAATTTATTCCAAATCCAAATAATTGGAAACAAATAAATCATAAGGACGAAAACAAGTTTAATAATAATGCCAATAATTTGGAGTGGTGCGATAATCAGTATAATAATACATATAACGGCAAACATAATAAAATTGCTAAAGCTGTAATACAACGTTCAAAAGCCGGAAACGAAATTGCCCGGTATAAATCCATAAGGGAAGCGGAAAGAAAAACGGGAATAAAAAATATAACGATTACCCGATGTTGTAAAGGAGTATATAAAACGGCGGGCGGCTATGTATGGGAGTACGATTTGACAGCAAAGGAGGTTTGACTATGAAAAAGAGAAAGAAGCCATTAGGCTATAATAAACGTTCCGAGGAACAACGAATTTACGACATTCGGTTTTGTTCCGATTTGTTTTTGCGTGGGTATTCGTACCGGGAAATTGCGGACGCATTGAACCGGGATTTGTCCGCGCGTGGAATGGGTTATACAATAACCTTTCAAATGGTTTATTACGATTTGCAACAATGCCTTATTGAGTGGAAACGGGAACGGTTGGATAATATCGACGAATACGTTACGCAGGAATTGCGCAAATTGGATAAAATGGAGCAACAAGCATGGGAGGCGTGGGAAGCGTCGAAAACCGGAAAGATGCGCACCAAAGAGAAAACCAACAAAGGGCGACCAATCAAAACCGATGCCGAGGACAGCGACCCGGAATATTACGGGTACAATGAAACCGCAACCGAAACGTCCGCCGGGAACCCCCGGTTTTTGGATTTGCTTTTGAATATCCAACAACGCCGGGCAAAGATGTTAGGGTTTGACGCACCCGTTAAAATTGAGATACCCGGATATAACGCCACGACCGACGACGATAAACCAAAGTACGATGTTAAGGCAATCCCGGACGATATGTTGTTTGCTTTGGCTGATAAATTGCAGTCCGCCGAATATCAAAAGGTATTGTTGGAGAAAGGAGGGGCGCAATAATGGCAAAGAGAATAACCGCACCCCGTCCGGGAACCAAGCAACCGGAATGGCAAACCGAGATTTGCGATACGTGCCGTTTTTCCGAGTGGATAACGGACGACCATAGACACCGGGATTTTGAACGGGAACCCGATTTGTTTACGTTGCCCGCATTATCAATATTACATTGTCCGGGGTCGTCGGGCGTGTGCTAAATGGGAGAAAGGAGCAAAGCAATGAACAACGAACAATTATTGCAGATGTACGACGCAATCCGGCAACAACCGGATTTGCTTGTTAAAGCCGCCGCCCGTAAACGCCTTATCAACTTTGCCCGGTATATGCAACCGGATTTAGTATTAGAGCCGTTCCACGTCGTTTATTATACGTTGTTGGATATGTTCGCACACGGCAAAATACGAAAGATGATTGTACAACAACCGCCCCAACATGGCAAATCGGAGGGGTCGAGCCGTAAATTACCCGCATTTATGTTGGGGTTAGACCCCGACCGCAAAATATGTATCGGTTCGTATGCGGCGACAATCGCACGGGATTTTAACCGGGACGTTCAACGAATAATCGACACGCCCCGGTATCGTGAATTATTCCCCGGCACGTACTTAAATGGGTCGAACGTCGTAACAATGGCGAATACCTATTTGCGCAATTCCGATGTTATCGAAATGGTCGGGCGTAAGGGGTCGTTGCGTGTTGTGGGGCGTGGCGGTTCGTTGACTTCTAAAACCGTGGACGTGTCGATATTGGACGACGTTTATAAGGATTACGCCGAGGGTAACAGCCCGATAGTGCGGGCGGCGGCGTGGAAATGGTACACGACCGTTGTACGCACCCGTTTACACAACGATTCGCAGGAATTAATAGTATTTACCCGATGGCACGACGACGATTTGATAGGGCGCATTGAAAAGAGCGGCGAAACGATTATTGATGTTAAGTGTTGGGCGGATTTAGAGAACGTAACGCCGGGGGCGTGGGTGCGCATAAATTTTGAGGGATTGAAAACCGGGGAACCGACCGAGATAGACCCACGGGAACCGGGGGCGGCATTATGGGAAAGCCGACATAGTAAGCAAAAGTTGGAAGCGCAAAAAGCATTAGACCCGGTACAATTTCAATGCCTCTATCAAGGCAACCCCGGTTCCGCCGAGGGTCGATTATATCAACCGTTCAAAACATGGGTTGAAAAATCCGATTACGGCACGTACATACGTTCCGGCGCATACATAGACGTTGCCGATGAGGGGGACGACCTTTTGTTTGCCGCCACGTATGACGTTTATAAATCGGACAACATGATTTTCAACGAGAAAACAAAGCGTATGGAACCGTTGTTATTTGCTTTAATTACGGATATGGAAATGACGGACGAAAATACGGACGTTACAACCGTAACCGTTCCGGCAATGATTAACAGGAACGGCACGCAAAAAGTATGGGTTGAGAGTAACAACGGCGGTGCGGGTTACGAAAAGGTTATTAAAAAGAAAATGCGGGCAATGACAGACCCGTTTTATCAAGGCGGCAATAAGGAAAGCCGGATAATTACGGCGTCCGCAATGGTAAATCAAAGTATTATTATGCCGTTCGGTTGGGAAACCCGGTACAAAGCGATTTACGACCATGTAACCGGATTTTTGCGCAATTTCGGAGCCAACACGCACGACGACCCGGAGGACGGATTGACCGGGATATATGAAAAGGAGATTGCGGACGGCAATATACAGCCATACGCACACGCAAACCGAGGCGTAAGACGACGCAATTAGCAATATTTTTGAGATATGCAAGATTATCCGGGAAAAAGTTTATAACTTTGTAACCGAAACGAGGGGGCAAAGGGACAGCCCCGGAGAAAGTAACAATATTTTTAACGTTAAAAACAAAGAAGTATGATTTGTAAATGTCCGGCGGGGGCGGCGTTGCCCGATGTACCCGCAATTACGTGTTCGGAAAGTTTCGGACAGGTTCAGAAAGTGGCTTTTCAACGTCTTATGAAAGACGACGGAAGCAAAAACAGTTTTACGAGTGAAAAAGCGATTACGGCGTTAGTGTCATGGACGCCCCTGTTATCGGCGGCGGATAGCACGAAAATAGTTGTTTCGCCGTATATCCAAGCCCCGACCGCCGAGGCGGGAGCCGCCCGCACCTTTGGAGGCGGTAACGAAACGTTAGGAGGCGTCGAAGAGATTATTGGACGTGAACCGACCCCGTTTACCGGAGTTATTCGCAAAGCCCCGCAAGCGGTTATCAAGGCATTAAAGGAAATGCAATGCGAAAGTTGGGGCGACAATTTGGGTATCTTCATTTTCGACGAAAACGGCGCAATCGGCGCAATCAAGGGGAGTACAGACGGTACATATTACCCGATACCGATACGTTCGTTGTTTATCGGCGATAAGACGTTGGGCGGATTGGAAGCCCCGGACAGCAACGCAATACAATGGTCGTTTTTGCCGAATTGGTCGGACGATTTGGCGATTGTTGCCCCGGCGTTTAACCCGCTTACGGATTTGAAACCCGCATGAAAGTAATGACGGCGAAAGTTACAAAGGTCGTGTTGGAGTGTCCGACCCTTAACACGACCGAAGAATTTGAGATTAACCACGCCGAACGCCTGTTGCGGATGCCTAACAATGGCGGTTGGCAGTTGCCCGAAAAAACACCTTTTGAATTTAGCAAAGAAAATGGGATTAGATATAAAACGCATAAGAAAGGAAATAACGGAACCGAGGAAAAAGGCGACGATAAATAAAGCGGTCATACACCAAAACCGCATTAAATTTCACGCCCAAACCAACGTAACGCCCTTAATGTGTTTACCCACGACCTATTTTTTGGCATGGGTTCAAAATCTTATCCCGCACGATAAATTCAAAATCTTCAAAACATTGTTCCGTTACCCCGTTCGTACCAACGAGGTAACGGGCATTTGTTTTGATAAGTTAAGCCGTATTTTCGACGGTCGTAACCCGGCGTTCAACTATCAATTTCAAAACACGGAACAACGGGACGATTGGGAGTATTACCGCCAAGATGTATTAAAGGAGCCGGAAATTTGGAGCACGAAAGGTTGGGAGTTTTTCAAGACGGAAATAAACAGCGTCTTAATAGTTGATTTGCCCGCCGAGCAAAACCCCGCCGACCGATACCCGACCCCGTATTTTTATTGGCTACCTATCGAAAGCGTCATAACCTTTGAGGCAAACCGGACAACCGGGGTTATGGATTGGATAATTTTCCGCCAACCCGATAAACGTATTGCAGTTATTGACGATGAACGATACAGAGTATTTGCAGAGGACGACGGCGGCAACATAGGCGAATTATTGGTTGATAACCCACACGATTTGCGCTATTGCCCCGCCCGTTTCTTTTGGAACGAGCCAATGAATTTGCGAGAACCGGACGTTAAACAATCCCCGCTAACAAAAGAATTGGAGGCGTTGGATTGGTTTTTGTTTTTCCATATATCGAAGCGGCATTTGGATATGTACGGGGCGTACCCGATATATTCCGGTTACGAACAATCGTGCGATTTTACAAACGCCGAAAACGGCGATTATTGCGACGGTGGATTTTTGAAAGACAAACAAGGGTATTACAGGTTAGACCAAGCCGGGTTATTGATGCGTTGCCCCAAGTGCGGCGACAAACGGATTACCGGGGCGGGTTCCTTTGTTGAAATACCGATACCGGACGGGGACAAACAACCCGATTTGCGGAACCCGGTACAAATGTTGACCGTTGACCGTACAAGTTTGGATTATAACGTTGAGGAAGAAAAGCGATTGCGGGAAAACATTATTACCGCCGTCGTCGGACAAAACGAGGAAGTAACCCAACGGGAGGCATTCAACGAACAACAGGTTAAAGCCGCATTTGAGAGCCAAAGCACGGTATTAAACCGAGTGAAAAAAGGCTTTGAAGCCGCCCAACAGTTCGTCGATGAAACGGTTTGCCGATTGCGATACGGCAATATGTTCGTATCTGCAAAAGTCAATTACGGCACGGAGTTCTATTTGTACGACGCAAGCGAGTTGCGGAACCGTTACAAGTTGGCAAAGGAAAGCGGCGCAAGTGAGGCAGAATTGGACGCCCTACAAAATCGGATTATCGAAACGGAGTACCGGAACAACCCAACCCAATTGCAACGTATGTTGATATTGGCAGAGTTGGAGCCGTACCGCCATTTGACCCGGAACGAGGTATTGGATTTGTACGGGCGTAACTTAATCCCGGAGAATGAATTGCGTATAAAGTTGAATTTCGCTAACTTTGTCCGCAGGTTTGAACGGGAGAATACAAACATTTTGGAGTTTGGAACGCAAATACCATTCGACAAAAAGATTTCAGTAATAACAAGTAAATTTAACGAGTATGCACGTAAAGACAGCAACTGAGGGTAAAACAAAGGACGTCGCAATTACTGACGTCACCCCCGAAAACTACATTGTACCGAGTAATGAACAACATTTGTATCATTGCGTTATTGAGGTACGCAAGTTTGACAGCGAAACGGGCAAACGCTTATCCGTTCCCCGTATCCAGAAGTTCGGCAAAAAGTCCTTTGAAAACGGCATTTTGGACGCACTGAAAAAACAGGGTTACACGATTACCGTATTGCACGACCCCAACGAGTACGTCAAGGCGCAAGCCGAGGAAAAAGCGGCACGAACCGCCGCACAGCAGAAAGCCGCCGAGGAAAAAGCCGCCGCCGATGCAAAGGCAAAGGCAGAAGCCGAGGCGAAAGCCAAAGCCGAGGAAAAAGCGGCGTTAAAGGCTGAAATTTTGGCGGAATTGAAAGCGGCGGGAGTTATCCCGGCGGAACCCGCCAAAGAAACCAAAGCCGAGGACAAACCCGGAGCGAAAAAGTAACAGAGTATTAAACAATTAAAAAATACGATTATGGCACAGATTGCACAGCAGGACAATTTGGTTATTGAAGTAACAACAACCGCCGCCGCATTGGATGGCGCAACAAAGAAAAAGTTGATTGAATGTATTGAGGGCGGAACAATTACCGACGTAATTTTGGTAACAACAGAGGTTGCAAAGAAAATCAGCCATGCACGTGTTGTTAGTTGGTTGGTTGACACAACCGGGGATTCGGCAAAATACACAATTCATATTATTAACGCAAACAGCGGAGCAGTAGCAGCAATCGCACTTAATTAATTCAAAGGGAAAGAATTATGTTAACGAGAGAAATTTTAGTTGCAAATGCGGCATTAGCCGGATTAACCGACGAACAAATTGCGGCAATTACAACATTGTCCGCCAACGACGAAAATAGCGTTATCGCCAAAAAGACGGGCGAAATTTACGGCGGATTGGATGCCGATATTTTGGCGGCGTCCGGTATCGCAAAGAACGGAACCGAAAAGACGTTTGATTACGCAAAACGTGTGGTCGCCGAGTTCAAAACCAAAGCGGAAAGCGCAAGCGCATTGCAAACCCAAATCGACAGTCTGACGAAAGAAAAGGCACGTTTGGAAAAGGCAATTGCCGACGGTGCGACCGATGCGGAAACGGCAAAGGCGTTGAAACAGGCGAAAGCCGATTTAACGGCGGTAACAACGCAGTTTAACGACCTCAAAAGCAAGTACGATGAAGCCGAAAAGAAATTCCAAACGGAGTTGTTCGGCGTTCGTATCGAGGGTGCATTGCAGACCGCAACCGCCGGGTTGAAATTCAAACCGGGATTGCCCGAAAGCGCAACAAAGGTTTTGTTAGCGCAAGCAATCGACAAAATTAAGGGTATGAACCCCGAATATATCGACGACGGAAAAGGCGGTAAAATCCTTGCTTTTAAGGACGAAAGCGGCGCAATTATGCGTAACCCGAACAATCAGTTGAACCCGTACACCCCCGGCGACCTGTTGGCAAAGGAATTGGAAACAATGGGTATTTTGGATAAGGGACGCCAAGCCGGAGGCGGCGGAACGGTTCCCCCGGCGGGCGGTTCCGGCGGTGGGGGCGGAACAACCATTGACATAACGGGCGCAAAAACCCGTGTCGAGGCTTACGAAGCAATCGCCGCAAACCTTATGGCGCAGGGTTTAACGGCGGGTTCCGAAAAGTTCGACGCCGCAATGAAACAGGCATGGCTGGACAACAATATTGCCGCATTGCCGGAAAAGTAAACAATCACGGGTAAAGGGTAAACCCGCATTTAATAACAATTAAATTTTTAACATTATGTCATTAGTAGCGACAAGATTGCAGAATTGGCGGATTGAGAACCCGGAATTAGACCGTAATATGACCCGCCCGTGTGAGTATGGCGCATTGGATTTTTTCATTGAGCAAACCAACGCCCCGTCCTCAATCATTAACCCCAATTTGCGTGACCGTGCGTTTGCGTCTATTGGTAACACGGTACAAGTACCCGTTATCAATTACGACGGCGATGTACAGGTTAGCAATGTCCGTTCGTGTGTTATCGCTGACGATGAGAATACGTCCGCATTGGTAACGGTTGTTTGGGCGACTTATGCCATTGGCTTTACAATGGTTCCCGCCGCCTATATGAACAACGAAATTTCCTATGAACACGACTTTTTGCGCAAAATGGAAAAGACGTGCCGGGCTTTGGCGGACAAATTGGACGTCGGAGCCGTTGCCGCATTGGAGGCAAACAAAACACAGGTGTTCAAAACGTTGCTTAATTACACGCAGTCGGGCAATGTGGTACAGGTTCCAACCCAAATGGCGACCGAGATTTTGGGCGATATTAACCCGATTATGCGGGCTAACTGTTACCCGGAATATATCCACATTATCGCCAACGCCGGGGTTGATAGCCTTATACGTAAACTTGCACAACATGGCGTTTACAACGACGTAAACAAGCGCATGGAGTACGACAATAAGGGTTTACATTACACGAACAACGTAACCGACGAAGCGGGCAAAATGGGAACCATGTTTGCCGTTGCTGACGGTAATGTTGGTATCCTTACACGTGTTGACCGTGAGGCATTGCGCCGCACCCGTGCGAATTTCCACGAATGGGACGTTGTACGTTTGCCGTACATTGATTTGCCCGTTGGTTCGCACTATTACACCGCCGTTGGCGACCAGTCCGCAATTATGGGCGACGCAACCGCCGATTTGACGTGCGCCGTTAAGGAGTATTTCGGATTTTCCGTTGACGTGGCGTATATGGTTGCTTACAACAGCAACCCGGATACCGTGGCAAACCCGATTATCAAAGCCGAGATTGCCGCCCGCAATCCGAACGAGCCGTTGGGTATGCCTGTATATGTAACCAACGCAGCGGAATTTCCCGCCGGAGGTGCTGGGGGCGAATAACGCCGGAGCATAACGAATTGTTAAACCGAGGGGACGGGGTGGTTATCCCCGCCCCCTTATTTATTTCAAACGCAGATGTACAGATTACAAGAAATACAGGACGCATTATTGCACGTCGTCGGGTGGGAACAATCATACGACCCGGCAAAGGCGATAGACGACAATTTAACGCAGACGGAAAGCGGTTTGACGTTTCAAGGTGCGCACCCCCTTGTTACTTTGGATAATGTCCGGGCAATCGTCCCGGATGATTTCGTTTTTCAATATCCGGTTTGGAATATGATAAGGGAATACAAAGCCGGGGCAAAGGTTCGCCACAACAACAAAGTTTGGATTGCCGCACGGGACAACCAAAACGAGGAACCGACCGAAAGCGATTTTAACGACGATTACGGCAACCCATATTGGCAACCGTACAATTTCATTTCCGATTATTTGGAGCGGTTGACCCGTAACGGTATTGCGCAAATGGTACAAACATTCACGCAAATAAAGGGATTGGATAAGGAAACAAAGAACCTATTGGAACGGCGCACGTTCTTTGACGGTGCGGGACGTATCCGGGCGACGTTGCCGAATAATCATAAATTAGTCGGGTTTGAAATTGTCCCGGTTCGTTCTATGGGCGTAACAATGAAAATCGAACAAATCGGGTTGCAAATGACGGGCGCAACCGGGGTTGTTCGTATGTATCTTTTCCATTCGTCCCAAATTGACCCGATAAAGACGTTTGATTTGAATTTTACGCAGACAAACGGCGGTTTTCAATGGTTCCCGTTGAAAGATTGTTATTTGCCGTATATCAGCACCGGAAACAACGCCGGGGGGTCGTGGTTCCTTTGTTACAACCAAAACGATTTGCCCGCCGGGATGCAGGCAATTAACATGACAAAGGATTGGAGCCGGGAGCCGTGCGGAACGTGTACGGGTTACGTCGATTTAGAGCGTTGGCGGGAAATAACCAAGTATTTACAGGTATCCCCGTTTATGATGAACGCCCCGGAAACATTCGACGAATACCCGGAGTTGTGGGATATTGCGTTGACGATGTACACTAATACGCAGAATTACGGGTTGAATTGCGAAATAACTGTTGGTTGCGACCTAACGGATTTTATCATTAAGGAAAGGCAGATTTTCCAAACGGTTATCCAACGACAGGTCGCCGCAATCATGTTGCGCACGTTGGCAATGAACCCCGATGTTAAGGTAAACCGGAACCAAGTAAACGCAACCCGGTTGGAAATTCTTTACGAGTTGGACGGCAACGTTGAGGGTCGCCCCGGCGGTTTGGGTTATGACCTTAAAAAAGCATACGAGGCGTTGCGGTTGGATACGCAGGGTATCGACCGTATTTGCCTTACTTGTAATAACCACGGTGTAAAATACCGGACAACGTAAGATTATGGCGGGGTTAAAGTCAATACAGGATTTACGCAACCGGGTTGCCACGTTCAACAACGGGTTATCGTCCGGCGCATACATTCAACAAATCATTTGGGACAATGACGCCTATATTGTTGATATGAATGCCGAGGAACAATTGTTTGAACAAGGTATTAACCGTTTGGGCGTGGATATTATGGATTACGCCCCGTATTCGCCGTTGACGATAGCCATAAAGGAGGAAAAGGGACAACCGACAAACCGGGTAACGTTACGGGATACCGGGGATTTTGAAGCGTCGTTTTTTTTGGAAGTCGGCGACAAACAGTTTGAAATAAAAGCGTCGGATTTCAAAACGGAGGACTTAATAAAAAAGTACGGGCGGCAAATATTGGGATTGACGGACGAAAATATTGCGGCGTTGATTTGGCAATATATATTCCCGGACTTAATGAAGAAAGCAAAAAACGTATTATATGGCAACGAATAAGAGAACAACCCCTATAATTCCCAACCCGGTTTTAATCGACCGGGTTTTGGGGAACATACAAACCGGGTTAATGGATAACGTCGATTGGTTGGACGTCGCATTTGGGCGGGCGCAACGTATCGCCAAAGTGATACAGGGCAAACGCTATTATACCCCGAACGTATATGCGGGCGGGACGGAATGGAGAGGCGACAATGATTATATCGACGTTTCCCCGGATGCCAATATTGGCAATTTTTCGTTCTTTTGGATAGACGACCCGCAAACGGTCGGTTGGGTTCCCAAAGAGCAAAGCGAGATTAAAGCCCCGTTTTCCCTTATTGTTTGGTTCGATTTGCGCAAGGTTTACCCCGGTCAACTCAACAACCGGAATACCGAGGCATTGAAGAACGAAATATTGACCGTCCTAAATGGCGGTTTTTGGCTGAAAGACGGGACGATTGTAATAAACCGGATTTATGAGTTGGCGGAAAACGTGTACCGTGGGTTTACGTTGGACGAAATAGATAATCAATTTTTAATGCACCCGTTCGGCGGTTTTCGCTTTGAGGGTGTATTGTCAGTTAATCAACCTTGTAACATTTAACGATATGGTAACTTTCATTATTTGGGTTTTGGTCGTGGCAACCGTGGCGGCGTTCCTGTTGACCCTGTTAAAAAAGTGGGGCGTTATTGAGTACGTCCAAGTTCACGGCAACGACTTTTTTGTTAAGATGTTCAATTGCGGCTTTTGCTTATCATGGTGGGCGGGGGTCGTTTTGTCCGTCCTGTTTGCTATATGCACCGGGAACCCGGCATTGTTATTGGTTCCGTTTTGTTCAACAGTCATAACCCGCATACTCTTATGAAAACGACAAAGATAGGGGAACGGGCGGTTGTGTTGTACGACAGTATCGACGAATTGCCGATTTTGCGATTTCACGCATATAACAAAATGTTGCTTATCGACGCCGGGGTTGGGTCGGATTTGAACGATTGGGATGCGCATATTGAAAAGGCAATCCGGTTTATCCGAAAGGAAAAGCCGGATTTGGCGGAAAAGGAATTGGATAATTTGCGGCAAAACGTTTATTTCGTCCAATCCGCCATATCGCCAAAGTATTTGGCGTTTGCCTGTTTGGTTAAGTCCGTGGACGGAACCGAATACAACGATATGACGGCGGACGGTTTGCAAAAGGTATTGGATTTATTCGCCGATGCGCCGAACGCCGAGTTGACCGCCCAATTGGAAGCGGTCAAAAAAAAAATAGATGAAGAATTGCAATTGTATTTTCCTAAACTATTCGACGACGCCACGGTTAAAGAGTATTACGACCAATTGAAGCAACGCACGATGTTAATGTTGGATGCGATAATAAAGGGGGACGAAAGCGACAAACGGGAAGAAATAGACCATATTACGACGTTGTTGTTGACTTATACAAAACCCAAATCGTTTAGCGGGTCGGATAGCGTGGAAATACAATACGACAAGCAGTTTGAAAATATGTGTTTGATGTTGTCCCAACATTTGCACGTAAACCCAAAATCGTTTACCGTTTTGGAATATTACAACGCATTTGAATACATTAAGGAGCAAGCGAAAAAAGCAAGCAGAAAAAGCCAAAAATAAGGCGATTTAAGGTGTTTTATTTTTCAGACGATAAATTATACATTTGAGAAAAGAAAATTGATTGTAGGGCAAATTGCCCGAAAATAACAAAAACAAATAGTCGGATATATGGCAGATAACAACAACCCAATTAAATATTCTGATTTGGTAAGCCCCGATAATTCGATTACTGATTTGATAAAGCAATTGGATGAACTTTCAGACGCATATACAAATGCGTTGAAAAATATTAGGGCGGAAGCAATTCAGTTGGCGGCGGTTCTGCAAAAGGTTTCCGGGGCAACCGAGGACGGCAGGAACACAACCAAGAAAGCCGCAGACGATGCGGAACGTTTGGCACGTGCGCAACGTGATTTGGCGTTTGCAGAAAGCGAGAACGCCAAAAAGTTAGCCGAGTTAAAATTGGCACAACAGGAAGCGAACCAAATTAATAAACTGATTGTGAAAATAAATCAATCCGCCGAGGGTAGTTATAACCGTTTATCGGCGCAATATTCATTGAATAAGATTTATTTAAACAACATGACTAAAGCCGAACGGGAAAACACCGAGGAGGGGCGAAAATTGGTTGCACAAACCAAAGAAATATACGAAGAAATGAAACGTTTGCAGGAAGCAACCGGGAAATTTCAATTGAACGTCGGAAATTATACGGAGGCGTCCGACGCAATTATTGCGTATGGCGACAAATTAAAAGAAACGTTAGGTTTAAATAGCGCATTTGGCGAAAGTCTTTTGGCGTTAGGACGTGGCGGGGCTGAAAGTAAAGCCGTTTTTACAGCTATTGGCGACGGGGCAAAAGCATTGGGAAAAACTTTGTTGGGATTACTTTCAAACCCGGTTTTTTTGGCGATTGCCGGAATTGCGGCGGCGGGTGCGGCGTTTAAATGGTGGTACGATTATAACGCCGGGTTAGTTGAGGCAACGAGATTGACGCAACAATTTACCGGGAAAAGTGGCGATGATTTGAAAGCGTTTAGAAATGAGGTGCAAGCCGTCGCAGATTCGTTCGGCGCAGATTTCCGGGAAACATTGATTGCAACAAACGCATTATCAAAACAATTTGGTATTTCTGCAAATGAGGCATTGCAGTTGGTTAAGGATGGTTTTTTGTCCGGAGCCGATGCGAACGGGGAATTTTTAGACACGTTGAAAGAATACCCGGCATATTTCAAAGAGGCTGGAATATCAGCAGACCAATTTGTTGCGATTGTAGCCCAAACAAACAAAATGGGTATCTTTTCGGACAAAGGCGTTGACGCAATTAAGGAGGCAAATTTGCGTTTGCGTGAAATGACGACGGCGACGGCGGCGGCTTTGGACGGTATCGGTATTTCGTCGGAACAAGTTCAAAAAGATTTGCAGACCGGAACCAAAACAACGTTCGATGTTATACAAGACGTTTCCGCAAAATTGGCAGAATTGCCGGATAATGCGGCAACGGTCGGGGCTGCAATTGCAGATATATTCGGGGGTCCCGGAGAGGACGCCGGATTGCAGTATTTGCGCACGTTGAAAGATATTTCAACAAACATGGATGAAGTAAAAGGGAAAGCCGGAGTTTTGGCGCAATTGCAGGAGGAACAATTGCAAAGCCAAATTGAGTTGCAAAACGCATTATCCGGGTTGTTTGACGCAACCGGAGGAAATTTTGAAACGTTGACAACGCAGGCAAAAGTTTTTGTTAACCAAGGATTGACGGCGATAATAAAAGGGGTTATTGATGTTGTCAATTACTTGATTGAGTTATACAATGAAAGTGTTTTGATACGTGCAATTTGGAATGGGATTGTTGCCGGATTCAAAACAACATTTGATACGTTGGGAAATTTGTTTGGATTCTTTATTGATATAGTCAAAGCAACCGGAACCGCATTAAAGGGGGCGTTTACGTTAGATTTTGACGACGTAAAAAAAGGATTGGCAGATTATGCAGCAGCGTACGGAAATTTGGTTAAAGCCCAAGTTAAAGACATAACAGAAAATTTCCAAGAGGGTTTGGATGGTATGCAAAAGAAAATAAAACCGTTAACAATCCCGGTTTCTGTTGGAGACACCCCGACGCCACAAACAGACAATAAGCCCGTAACGACACAGAACCCAACCGTAACGCCAAGGGGTAAAAGCGATGCGGAAAAGGCAGCAGAACAACAAGCAAAGCAAATTGAAGCGGCTTATAAAAAGAATTTGGAGGCAACCCGGAAATTGCAGGATGTACAATTGCAGTTGGAAACCGACGAATGGGCAAAGCGTAGGCAGCAAACGCAATATCAGTATTCCCGACAGATTGAGGATTTGCAACACCAATTACAGACCGAAAAGGATTTGAACGAAACCGGACGGCAGGCGATAAACGCAACAATTACGGCGTTAGAACAGCAGCAGACAGAGGCGTTGTTGAAAATAGAGCAAGAACGGCAGTTGCAAGAATTGGCATTGCAGAAAGAAAGCATTGAATTACGTTTGCAAGCGGTTAAGCAGGGAAGCGAGCAGGAACGACAATTGCGTATGCAGTTGTTAGAGAATGAAAGACAAACCGCATTATTACAGAACCAACAGAAACCGACCGGGCAACAGCAAGACGCCGGGGCGATTAATGCAAGTTTTGACGCAAAGGGAGCCGGAATTGCGGACGAATATTTGCAAGCGCAATTACAGATATTCGACCAACAACAAGCGTTGGCACAATCGGAGTTTGATTTGTTGAGAAATTCAGAAGCCCGGAAAACTCAATTCCGTTTGCAAGCAGAAAAGGAACGTTTGCAAAAGGTTTTAGAATTAAATCAGCAAGCCGCCAATAAATTGTCTGATGTTGAGGTACAAACAATTCAAAACAGTATTAAAAAAATAGACCAAGAAATTGAGCAATCCAAAGGGGAGGAACGAGGAACAGACATTTACGGTTTGTTTGGGCTTAATTTGGACGACGACCAAAAAGAGGCAATTAATACGTCTATGCAATACGCATTGGATGCGTTAAATACATTCACGGCGGCACGTGTTGCCGCAGCAGATGCAGCCGTTGAGCAAGCGGATAAAGAGGTTTCCGCCGCACAATCGGCGTTGGATGCAGAATTGGAAGCAAGGGCAAACGGGTACGCCAATAATGTTGTACAAGCGCAAAAGGAGTTGGATTTAGCAAAGAAAAACCAAGAAAAAGCGTTGAAAGAACAACAGAAAGCGCAAAAACAGCAGGCAGCAATACAAACATTGCAGCAAATCGGAAACATGGTAACAGCAACGGCGTTGATTTGGTCGCAATTAGGTTTCCCGTTTGCAATACCAGCAATTGCCGTAATGTGGGCGAGTTTTGCAGCGTCTAAAATCAAGGCGGCGCAATTGGCAAAACAGACCGGAGGAACCGGAGGAACAGAAACATACGGCGACGGTACCGTTGAACTTTTGGAGGGTGGTTCGCACCAAAGCGGAAATGATATTGATTTAGGTACAAAACCGGACGGAACCCGCCGACGTGCCGAGGGCGGGGAATTTTTCGCCGTTATCAATAAACGTAATTCCCGCCGTTTCCGTCGTTTAATCCCGGACGTAATAAATAGTTTGAACCGGGGAACATTCCCCCAAAAGTACCTTAATGCCTACAATACCGACGGCATTAATGTAACGGTTCAACAAAATAACGCACCGGATTTGCGGGATTTAAAAGACGATGTAAGGGAGATTAAGGAACAAAACCGCCGCCGTCGTTACGTCGATGGCAACGGCAATGTTATTGAGGTTTACAAGAATTTGACACGTAAAATTAAAAATTGATATGAACCCGATTTATAGACATTCATTTGTAAATGCGTTTTTAGCGAACGGGGCGATAAGTAACACAACCGGGAACATAAACGGGAATAATACAAATTTCTATTATACCCGTACTTTTGTCCCGGTTGGGAATGTGTACCCCCGCAAATTGTTTCAGAATTACACCCCGCAAGCCGGGGGCGCATTTTACGATAGCAATAAAAAGATTATCGGCGGTTGGGGAAGCGACCCGACCGCCACAAATACGGAATTTGACATACCAAGCAATGCCGCATATATCCGGTTTAATGTAAGCAAAGCGCAATACGCCAACGGGACGGCATGGTTGAGATTGGGAACGTTGGACGCCCCGAACGTCTTACAAGGTCAAACCGTGCATCCGATTTATAAGGACGATTTGGCAAAGGAGTACGAATTAGAAACCAACCAACGGTTTTATCGTGCCAAATTATCCGGCAAAATTACCTTTGTCCGGGATGATTACGACTATATAAACCGTCAATCGTTCGACAATGAATTTTTGTATTGCATTGAAAAGAGCGACGACGGCGGGCGTACATGGTTCCAATACTTTCAAGGCAAGTTTATGAAAACCGATTGTACGTTTACGGATTACGATAAAAAGGTTGTTGTACAACCGGACGCAATCGACGATTATAACGACGTGTTGGCGGGATTGGAAAAGGAATACAATTTAATAACGTTAGCCCCGACAATCCAACGGATAACGATAAACAAGCGTCCATTAATTCAAATATACGTTCCGGGGGATAGTGTTGTTTCTTGTTTTTTGGGCGGTACGAATTGGGAACAAGACGCAAACGCCACGACCGACCAAAACGCATTAGTACAAACCTATCATTTTGCTTTGTGCAATATATTGAAAGAAATACAAATTACGTCCAACGGTTCCCCGGCGGTAATATCCGGGCTTTATACCGGACGAATGGCGACGGGTGCAAGTGCGGACGTATTCGAGGGGAAATTATACCCGGAATTGAATGTTAATTATTATATCTATATTTCACAACAACGAATAAACGGGGGGTTGCCGTTTGGTATTGCTGTAGTTGAAATACGGAAACAATCCGACGATACGGTAATGTTTCGTTATCAAAAGGTAACGCAGGAACCGTTTGATACGTTGGAATTTGATTTAACCGCCGTTGAGGGTTCCGGGGCAACCGGAACAATGCACGCCGATATGAAAAGTTATAATATATATGCCCGGTATTTGTGCGACGTGGAGAAAATCGACGACCTTAATACATATCCATTGCCCGCCGATGATATAGTTGATAATAACCGTAATTATAGGCGTGCGATTGGTTACGCAATCGACGTGGCGTTTATTTCAAACAACTTTTCAGACACCCCGACCGAGTGGGGATTAGCGGACAACGGAAAGTATTTTGCGCCGCCCTATTCCATTTTCGGACAAACGTTTTATCCAATCGCCCGGTCAACGTGGCGTTATGCGTCGTTATGGTTTGGATTTTATTTGATGGATTGGATATTAGAGGAAAAAGCCCGAAAAGAATATACTTTGCGGGATGCGTTCCCGGTTGCGTCTTGTATATCTGTTTTGCTCAATCAAATTGCACCCGGAATTACGCATGAAGCCACGGCGGAATATAGCCAATTTTTATACGGGGGAAACAATCCAATATCCGGGTTGAATTTCCGGTTGCTTGTATCGCAGAAAACGAACATTATAAACGGCGAATATCAGCAACCCGCACAAAAAGTCCCGACGACCTTACAACAATTTACCAATATGTTACGGGATTGTTTCAAATGTTATTGGTTTATTGAGGACGGCAAATTTAAAATTGAACATATCCAATATTTCCGCAATGGCGGTTCCTATTCCGGCGGGGTTGTGTTAAGCCACGATTTAACAAAGGAATTGAATTTGCGCAACGGGAAACCGTGGGCGTTCAATACGTCGGAATATTCGTTTGATAAGGTTGATTTGCCGGAACGTTACCAATTTAAGTGGATGGACGACGTTACGGCGGCATTTGAGGGTTTGCCGATACAGGTAATTAGCAAGTATGTAACGCCCGGAAAGGTTGAGGACGTAAACGTATCTAATTTCACGTCAGATATTGATTTGATGCTATTAAATCCCGGCAACATAAGTTCCGACGGGTTCGCCTTGTTTGCCGCCGTTCCGCCAACGTCCGGGTCGCAATGGATATTACCGTTTACACGTCAAACCGTCAACGGGGTTGAATACTTTTTGCAAAACGGATATTTGGCGTTTATTAATCTGCAAATGCCTTATTGGATGTATGATTTACCCGCCCGTCGTGTATCAATAAACGGTTCCGAGGTTTACGCATACGGTATTGAGAGAAAGAAGAAACAAACGTTTAGTTTTCCGGCAAATGACGACCCCAACCCGATGCAACTAATAAAAACGTATATCGGTAACGGTCAAGTTGATAAATTAAGCGTAAATTTGTGCAGTCGTTCCATTAAAACAACTTTGAAGTATGATACAGAATAATAATTTAAGCCCGTTACCGTGGTATTCAGATATAAAATATCAGAACGCTCGCAAGTCGTATGCGTATGGCAATGTTTACCCGCTATTTTCGCAAGCCGGGTTTATTTTGCCGTTTCAATTCGTCGTCGATTACAGCGCAAACACCGTAATTACAAACGTTCTTTTGTTCGATAAGGACGGCAAACAGGTTGCCAATATAACGGACGATATGATTGCCGGGGGGTTGCGGGTTATGACCTTTGCGGCGAACGGATACAACATTGTGTTTTATCCCGGACTTTTGCCGTTGTCAATAACCATGCAACAAGGTATTTATTATATGCGTCTTACGGCGTCCGGTCGAACCTATTACAGCGAAATGTTTACCGTCGTTGCCGGGAACATGGACGGTTATTTGCGTGTGCAATGGTGGGACGAAACAAATTTGTATTACGAGGGCGGACACGTCCAATATAGCGACCAATATAAAAACGTCGTATATCTTTGCACCGAGTTAGGCAAACCGGAATACCAATTTGAAGAGGACGGCGAAAACCGGGACGGCTTTTTTTTTCCGGAAAAGCAGTTGAGCGAAAAGACGTATAAATTTCAATTCCTTGCACCGGAATTTTTATGCGACGCAATGCGAATAATCCGGTTGTCCGACCATACCGTTGTTACGTCCAACGGTATATCGTACAATTGCGATACCTTTTTGATTACCCCCAAATGGCAAACGCAGGGGGATTTGGCGAGTGTTGAGGCGGAATTTGATACGAACACGGTTATAAAGAAAATCGGACGGGGATACACCCCAACGAGCCGGGGCGATTTCAATAACGATTTCAATAACGATTTCAACAATAATCAGTAACTTTTTACTTTTGAGATATGGCAAATTATACCGATTTGAAAGCCGCAATTGTCGCCGTAATTAAGGCGAACGGCAACAACGAAATTACGGGAACGATTTTGCAAAGTACATTACTTTCAATCGTTAATTCCGTGGGGGCAAACGCAACGTTTAAGGGCGTTGCAAATAGTACAACCAATCCGGGGACGCCCGACCAAAACGTTTTTTATATAGCGGGGACGCCCGGAGAGTATGCAAATTTTGGGTTGACGGTTCCCGCCGGGTTCAATATCATATCCAATAATTCGGCGGGGGCGTGGGTATTAACAACCGTGTCGCAATTCCCCGTCGATTATTACGGTAACAAGTATTTGGCGAAAGGGGATATTGACCGCACCGGGTACAATGTAGCGTCAATTAATGATTTCAAAAAGGGGTATTATTTCAATTGGACGAATTACAGTTTAGAAACAAATCCGTCTTATTGGATGTCGCCGTATTACCCCGTTGTTGCCGGGTCAACGTACCGGATAAATGCGCAACAAATAATTTGGTTCGATGCAAATTATAATATGTTGGGTTCGGAATTAGCGTTGGACGGTACGGTTAGAGTGGTAACAGCCCCGGAAAATGCGGCGTATATCATTTTGAACGTAAACACAGACGCCCCGTTGTTGATGCCGGGCGACGCTTTGGATATTTCCAATCATAGCGGAACCCGTCGTTTTTATCGCACGTTGGCGGAAACGTCCCGGTTAGATTTATTCCCGCTTTGGCAGGAAATACCGTTGTCGGCGACGTTGGTCGCTTTGGGTTTGAACCGTTTTTTGATTAACGGTTATATCAACATGGAATACGACCCGGCAAAATGGTATTCGCTTTCCATAATAAGACCAACGGTGCATACAATTGGATTGTATCGTTATAATGCTAACCCCGATTTTCTTGCGGGTACGGCAGAATTGGAAGGACTCGCAACATTTACCGGAGCGCAAATTGCAGGGTCGAAATATTGGTTGATGAAAGTAGCAACCGGAGTTGCGGAGGGTTCGTGGCTTATTGTTGATTGGGACGCAATCCAACAGGAAACCCCGGCGGATATTGATAATTTATACGGGTTCGACGGTTGGGCGTTAACCCCTAAAATCTTTGCGGGCGGTATTTGGTCGCAATTCCCCGGTTTGGATATTACCCAAACAATCCCCACAATGCAAGCACAAATCGCAAATATAAACGTCGATTGGAATAGCGTTTTTGATAATTTGCAACAATTAGACAATGCGCAAGAATGGGAAACGGACAATTTTACCAATAAAAATGTGGTTTCCACGTTTAGCGGTTGGGGTTGTCATATCGGGGTACGCAAAAACTTTGACGCCGCCGAGGTATGTGTAATTAACCGAGGAGTCGACCCGATTACGCAATTGAGGGTCGCAATATTCGATACGGACTATGACAGCACAAAGTTAGCCGACGCCACAGTTTACGTAAGCATTGCGCCCGGCGAAACAAAGTATATCGCCGTTCCGTTCGGTCAAACAATCGCCAACGCTGACGGTAAGGTTTTGTTTTTAATGTATTGGTGCAACCAACTTGTAGTCCGCCGAGGGTACAACGGAACGTATCCATATTTACCGGATAATGGATACCAATTTGACAGATACTCCACAAATGGAAATATGACGGAAACGTACGCCGTATCAGTGGGCGGAGCCCCGTTTTATTTCCGTGTCGGGATTATAAAAGATAATTACGTATTGAACGACGACCAAATAGCGGATATTGCAAGCCGTATCGGGGTAACGCCGCCCGACCCGGTAAATATCAGTTTGCCAGATACGATAAACGCCATTGTCGGGGATACCTTGCAATTGTTTTTCCGTGGAATGATACAAGCGGTTGACCCTTACAAATACGATATATTGGTTACGTGTTCAAAGGGCAACAAATACCCCCGTTATTTCCAATATACGCCGACCGTGGCGGACGTGGGAACAACGACTTTTACCGTTACCGTTAAGGACGACGACCGTAACGTTTTGGCGTCGAAAACGTGCCAATTGGTTACACGTAACGTCGTGCAATCCCCGGCGGCAAATCTTAACGTCGCTTGTTTCGGGGATAGCCTTACGGCGGCGGGTACATGGTGCGCCGAGGCTAACAGGCGATTGACCGGAACCGGAGGAACCCCGGCGGGGAAAGCGTTAACCAATATTGCCTTTGTCGGTTCCAAACAGAACGGGACAACGGGATATTTCGGCGTTGGCGGTTGGACGTGGGAAAGTTATACACAGCAAGGGCGACCCGCATACAGGTTCCAAGTAACGGGCGTAACGTCGTTATCAGTTGGGGCGGTATATACCAACAACGGGAATACGTTTACCGTTATGGAGGTCAATGTTACAGGCGGTACGGGTAATATCCTTTGTTCTGTTACAGCGTTGACGCCCGCACCGTCCGCAAGTGGTACGCTAACCAAGTCAAGCGGAACCGGGGACGCAACGATTACTTATACAAGTGTTGCGCGGGATACGCAAAACCCGCTTTGGGATTGGGATAACAACAAAATGTCGTTCATACCTTACGCCAACGCCGTTGCCGGGGGTAAAATAGACGTTGTTTATACGCTGTTATCGTGGAACGAACAAACGCCCGGTCGTACTGATTTTACAAGCGTGTTGAACCAAATAAAAATATTTGCCGACACGTTACACGCCGAGTTCCCAAACGCCAAATTAAAAATTATGGGGGTTCAGGTTCCGAGCGTCCGGGGCGGTATGGGTGCGAATTATGGCGCAACCGGAACGTTTTACGCCGACGGTTACGGTATGGTTGTTACGGCATTGAACCAAAACGACGCATACCAAGAATTTGCGAACCGCCCGGAATATTCCGGTTTTGTGGAGTTTGTGAACGTATCTGCCGAGTTCGACACCGAATTTAATATGCCGCACGCCGAACGTGCCGTTAATACCCGAAATGCCGGGGTTACTGAATGGGTCGATACGAACGGCGTACACCCCGACAGCAACGGGTATTTATCAATTGGCGATGTTTGTTACCGCAATTTCGTTGCGAATTTTTGCCAATAACCATTAACCAAAGGGAGGACGGGAAACCGTCCGCCCTTTAATCATTAAAGATATGGATAAACTTTTTACATGTGAACAATGGCGTATGATATTCGCCACGTCGTTAAGTCCTATTTTAGCCTATTTAACCCCAACGGCGGGTTTTATGTACGCATTAGTCATTATGTTTGCTTTCAATATTTGGGCTGGTATGCGGGCGGACGGTGTAAGTGTAAGGCATTGCAAAAACTTTCGATTTAGTAAGTTTAAGAATGCGTTGGCGGAATTGCTTTTGTATGTTACCATTATACACGTTATTTATTCGGTAATGCTGCAATGTGGCGATAATGAAGCCGCCAAAGTAGTAATTAAATCGCTTACTTATGTTTTTATGTATGTGTATTTGCAAAACGCATTCCGCAACCTTATTAAAGCATATCCCACAAAGGTTGCGTTGCGTATTATTTACCACATTATCCGGTTGGAATTTACACGGGTATTGCCGGGATATTGGCAACCGATAATTGAGAGATACCAACGGGAACACGATAGCGATATTATTAACGATAAAGAAAAGGAGGGCGAACAATGAACCAAACAGAGATTTTAAAGTATTTGGAGGGGCAAAAAACGACCCGGACAATTACGGATTTGATTGTACATTGCACCGCAACCAAGCCGGGCGCAAAAGTCAACGTTGATGTTATTGACGGTTGGCACAAAGAACGGGGATTTAAGAAGCAACCCCAAAGCGGGCGAATTTGCGGTTATCATTTTGTTGTATTGCCGGACGGGACAATTGAAACGGGGCGTTATCTTTCCGAGATTGGGGCGCACGTTTCCGGGCAAAATTCCCGGTCTATTGGCATTTGTTACGTTGGGGGATTGGATGCCAACGGCAAAGCCGCCGACACACGCACGCCGGAACAAAAAGAGGCGTTATTATGGTTGCTTATGCGGTTAGTCGTTATGTTCCCGGACGCAACGATTAAGGGACATAGGGATTATTCCCCGGATTTGAACGGCGACGGCATTATTGAGCCGTGGGAGTTCATTAAAGAATGCCCGTGTTTTAATGCGGCAATTGAATATAGTAACATTTAATTTTGTACCATTATGACAAAGAAAGACAAAAAGGAGTATTTGGAACAATTGGTTGCCAATCAAGGGAACCAAGCGGGAATTAGTATTGCCCCGTTGTTATCCGCTATTATTGCAGATTGCGAGGACGTTTTTACGGTTACGGTTGAGGACAACCAAGAAAATACGAAAAACGTAACGAACCCACAGGCGGAAATAGACGCATTTATTGACGCCGTAAACGCCGACCCGTTGCACAACATACCAAAAGTATATATTTCGGGCGTCGTAATTTCCTTTGCACAATTGGAGATTAACGAGGACGAAATAAATAGTACGGTTGAAATGGCGGGCGGACATTATGTTTTAACATTGAGCAAAACGCCCAATAGTTCGTTAATCATATACACGGCAAACACATGAAAAAATATCTAATATTGGCGGCAATCATTATGGCGGTTGCCGTCGCCTTTTGGGTACAACAAAGCCGTATTAAGAGTTTGACCGCCGAACGGGATAAATACCGGAGCAATACCGAAACGTTGTTGCAGGACGTCCGAACCTATCAAACAAAGGATAGTTTGAACGCCGCAAAGGTTGGGAATTTGGAGTTAAAATTATCAGAATATAAAAAGTATCGGGCGGACGATGCGGCGTTAATCAAATCGTTGCAGACAAAGAACCGGGATTTGCAAAGGGTTACGACGGCACAAATGGAAACGATTAACGAATTGCGGGCGAACGTCCGGGATAGTATTGTATATTTGCCCGGCGACACGGTTACGACCGTATTACGGTGTATTGACATTGTGGAACCGTGGTTTGAGTTGCACGGATGCACAACGCCCGCCGGGGTATTTACCGGGACGCATATAAACCGGGATAGTCTGTTAATAGCGGAAACGGTGCAATATAAACGCTTTTGGGGGTTCCTTTGGAAAACAAAGAAGATAAAGAACCGGGAAATTGACGTTGTAAGCAAGAACCCATCTACCCGAATATTGGGGGTTGAGTTCGTAACCATAGAAAAGTAATAAACCGGGGGTTGTAACAAGTCGTTGCAACCCCTTTTTCTATTGAGCCATTTTTAGCCCGTTTCCGGGCATTTTATTTCAAAGTGGATAATTTACCCGTCCCGCTTGCAAAAGCCGCTTAAATCGAAAATTCCAAGAAAATAACTTCTTTGGAACCAAAAACAAAACTTTTTGCAGTTTAAGCCAAAAATAAAAGATAAAACCTTTGGTAATTAAAATAAAGGTTGTATATTTGCATCATCAAACAAGAACGACCGGGCGTTTTCCCGGAAAATAGAGAGCGAAACAATATGAATACTCAAAGCATTTATAACGGATTAGATTACACAACAAAAGAGATTAACCGCAATTTCAAAATCAAGGTAAACGGAATTGTAAACGGCAAAAAGGTTAATGTATTGGTTGGCGTGTCCGGTTTAATAAAGATTGTCGGCGACATTAAGTTAGTCAATCGCTTGTTAAAACGTGCTTTCAATTGTTACGGCGACAAAGAGGTTTGCAAATTGCGCCGAGGCGTTAAAATCACTTTCTATTATCAGTAAACAACGACGGGGCGTTTTCCCCGGAACAATATAAATTTTCAATCATGGAAAAGAAAAGAACAATGGCAACGGATATTGCCGAGATTGCCGCCCTATTAGACGGAAAAGTTGATTTTAAACAAATTTCATTCAACCAAGTATTAACGACCGAACACGGGAAAAGCATAAACGATTTATTGTTTGTATCTAAACAATTCGGTATTTGGTTTTATACGTCCCGTTTTGCATTTGAAAGCGATGTTTGCGGAATGAATAAAAAGCCATTACCAACGTATGTGGTTTGCGAGGGTTCAAATAATGTATATGAAATTAAAAACACTTTCAGCGTATGAAAACAGATATTAACGGCGTAAGCCAATGCCAAAAAGGAACCGAGAATTACGAAACGTTTTATACGACAATCCACCGTAAAAGAACCAAATTAATACAATACGATTATCGTAACGAGGACGGCGAATTGTTCACGTGTGTAAAGCCAACATTGACCGAGTGCCGGAAAGCACGGGACGAACATTTTAAACCCGTCGTCGTGGTTTATACCCCGGAACAATTCAAAGAATTGGGATTTGATGGCGAAATTGCAAAGTACATGAGAGAACACACCAATACGGCAATCGTCGGCGATGTTTCCGGAGTTGACCGCCACGTTATCCGTTATCGGACGCACAAAGATTGGACGAATTACCGAAACAACAACCCCTATTCAAACAAGTAATAACCCGCCGGGGGATTGTCCCCCGGCACAACTCAAAACGATATGATTACAAAAGCGGAAATAATGGAAAAGGCGGCATTGAAAATTGATTTATCAACATTCCCCGCCGAGGCTTTGGAGAAAATGAACGAAATGTTTAACGGCGATTATGCCGGGGCGATGGCAAAAACGGACGCCGAGATTGAAAAAGGCGTTGATTTATATTTGTCGGCGGTTGGGCGTTCTGTTGAGGTGTGGCACAAAGGTAAAAGCCATACAACAAAAGTTGCCCGGATTGATTACGACGCAAAGGACGATTATTTTGTGCTGGAATTTAGCGACCGGGGAACATTCCGTTTTCGCAATGGCGGCTTTGCGCCGTTGGGACATTCCGGGGAATTTTACGGGATATTCGACCCCGCCGTTGGAAAATGTGGAATTAAATTTTTGTAGAACCAAGCCGGGGGCGCAATCCCCCGGCATAATCATTTAGAGCGATGAATAAAACGAAACGTTACCGATTAAGTCAAGCAATGTATAAGATAATCCAAAATGCAAACGGCGGGTTATTTTTGCTTTATACCCGGCACAATCCCGGCGATGTGTTGAACCTATTGTTAGATGGCAACGATATTGGGTTGATGTGCCGAGTTGAGAGCCGACACGACCAATATTATAAATATTGCAAAGTAATAACAGATAAAAAATAAAGATATGAATGTATTAAGTTTATTTGATGGTATGAGTTGCGGACAAATTGCGTTACAACGTGCTAATATTGATTATTGTAATTATTTTGCATCTGAAATAAACAAACAATCAATCAGTATAACACAACGCAACTTCCCAAATACAATACAAATCGGCGATGTGCAAAAAGTGAGTTATAAAAACGGAATTTTGTCAACTGAAAACGGAATATTTGAAATTGGAAAAATTGATTTATTAATTGCCGGTTCCCCGTGTCAAGGTTTTAGCAAGGCGGGTAAAGAATTGAACTTTAATGATGAAAGGAGTAAATTGTATTTTGATTTTATACGAATATTAAAAGAAGTACAACCAACATGGTTTTTATTGGAAAATGTAAAAATGAAAACAGAGTTTTCGGATATAATAACCGAGCATTTGGGAGTTAATCCAATATTGATAAATTCCCGTTTGGTTTCAGCACAAGACAGAAAAAGGCTTTATTGGACTAACATAAAAGGAGTTGAGCAACCAAAAGATAAAAATATTTCGTTTCAAGATATTGCCCCCGGTTGGTTTTGTGGTTGTATGCGTGGACGTCGTGTTTTGAATAATAGGCGTTGCGATTATAACAAAAATGTACCAATTGAACAATACATTGAAAATCGAAAAGATAATAAAACTAATTGTTTAACAACGGTAACAAAGGATAATGTTGCAGTACGAACAAAACAAAGGTTCATAAAAATAACAGAAATTGAATACCGATATTTGACGCCAAATGAATATGAATTGTTGCAAACAGTCCCAATAGATTATACGGCTGGTATTTCAGATAGCGCACGCCGCACCATGTTGGGAGAGGGTTGGACGGTTGATATTATTGCACACATTTTAGATATATAAAAAATACCCCCGGCAATCCGTAAGGACAACCGGGGGCGGTACGCAGTAACCGAGAGCGATGTTGTAAGGTTATGCGGTGCAACAAAATTAGTGCTTTTTATCTGTATTACAAGCGTCCAACGTGAACAAATAAAACTTTCAAAGGTTTTGTTTTTGGTAATATAGATTTTATTTGTACTTTTGCAGAAACAAAAACCCACCGGGGGGGAGTACCCGGCAAAGATATGAGAATAAAAGAGAGCGATTTATTAAAAAAATTGGCGACCGATAGCGGGAAAACAGCCAACCAAGTTGCCGAAATTATCATTTCGGAATTACTCAAAAACAAAGTTATTGAGGACACCCCGGAAAATTGGGGCGTTTCCGTTTTCGATGCAATAAACGAGGACGTAACCGAGGAACAAACCGCCAATTGTTATGCGGCTATTTCCGAGGCGTTGGGCGTGTATCTGAAACGGGTATATTTCATTGTCCCGGATTTGGATTTAATGGGTAACGACGATTGCCCGGAATGCGGCGGCGAAATGGAAGTTACCGACGGCGAATATAAACAGACCGGAGGCGACGGATATTTGACCCCGCCGGAATATACCGCAATTTGGGAGGAAATGACGTGTACGCATTGCGGACACAAAGAGAGCAACGAACCGAGTTATTAACAATAAAAGACTAAAGAAATGGCAGAAATGACGAAATTAAGAGTAAACGAGGCAATCGCACGGGCGCAAACCGCCGGAATTAAAGTTTATAAAAAAGAGGTTGCCGCCCGGTTATGGGAGGGACGCACCGAAAGCGCACAACAAGTTAATATGACTAACTTATGTAACGGAACGACTAAACAGATACGCCCGGAATGGGTCGTTATCATTTGCGAAATGTGTAATTGTACCCCTAATTATTTGTTTGGCTATGAAGAATAACGGGTTACAATGGTTTGAACGCATGGCGGACGTTATGTTTTCCGATAGGTTCCAAGCGAAAGCGATTATTGCGACATTTGGAACGTTGGGCGTTGTTTGTCTGATTGGCGCATTTTGGAACCCGTGGCAATTGATGTTTGCGGGTCTGTGTGCCGCAATGGTATTATGTGGATTTTCAGAATTAAAAAAGAGTAGAAAATGAGAGCGAACAAAAAGAAACCGGAAAACCCGGTACAAAAGACGGTCGAAAGTTTGGGAGCCGTTCCCGCCGACCAATTCCCGGAAATTACCGAGGAACAACAACAAATAATCCCACCGTTTGAAGCGGTCGAGGTTGAACAACCAACCGGAATATTTGAGATATTGCCGGGCATGACGGTTGAGGAAATGACGGCAATGTTTTTTGATGAAAAAACGTTGATTGAACCCCCGTATAAGGTTTGGCAATTGAATAGTAAGGGACACCGCTATTATTACCGATACGACGACAACGGGAACCCGGAGTTTTTCCCGTCGGTTACAACGATATTGTCCCAAACGTTACCCAAAGCCCCGCACTTGATACAATGGATTGCCAACAAAGGCATTGAGGAAGCGGAACGATACAAAGGCGAACGGGCGGCGTATGGTACGTTTATGCACGCCGCATTTGAGGAATTATTAATTAACCGGGCTTATGATTTGGACGGGTTAAAAGGCAAACTAAAAGAATATATTGAGGTTTACCGATTACCGGACGACTTTATTTATTACGCCGACGATTTGAAAAAGGACGTATTGGCGTTTGCTCAATTCGTATTGGATTACGATGTACGCCCGTTGGCGGTTGAAATTGCTTTAGTGCATCCATATTACAAGTATGCCGGAATGATTGATTGCCCGTGTACCATGTTGGCAAAGATAGGCGGAGACGAACGTATTAACGCAATCGTCGATTTTAAGAGCGGGCGCAAAGGCTTTTACGAGGAAAGCGAAATACAATTAGGGATGTACCGGGATATGTGGAACGTCAATTTTGAACAATTCCCCGTTACCCGTATTTTCAATTTCAGCCCGAAAGATTGGCGCAAACGTCCGTCGTATAATTTGAAAGAACAAACGGATAGCCCCAATATACGGAAAATCCCGTATCTGTTAGAAATTGCAGCCATTGAGGACGAAAAGAAAGATAATACGTTTACGTCGGTTAATGGTATGGTTTTATTGGATAATGCACCCGATTTGACGCAAAACGTAAAATCCTTATCGTTGGCGGAATTGATTAAAACGAAAGCCCCAAAGGAGGCGACCCCGGACGAAAACACGGACGCCGCCGAGAAAGTCAAGGCGGATGCACCGGAACCGGAAAAGGAGCCAAAGAAAACAACCATTGTTAAACGTGCGCCCAAAAAGGCAAAGGAGGCGGAAAAGAAAGCCGCCACGGGCAAAACGACCGCAAAGCGAGGTAATACCACGGAAAAGAAAGTAAAGCCCGCAAACGAGCCTAAAAAGCCCAAAAATGAAAGTAGAAAAAAGATGTTGAACGACGACCCCGAAATTTGATTGAGATATGAAAGGAAGAATAAAACGACCGGAGGCGCAACAATCCCGTTTAATATTGCCCCGTGTCGGTCAAATAAAAATCGGTATGAAAAACGCAAACGGTTATCCGCAAAGCGTTGATTACTTCATACCAACGGGAAAGTATGCCGGGTTATTTACGCAAGCATACGGCGAAAAGCCGCAAACAATACAAATTGTTTTCCCGGACGACGACCCGGCAAAAGTATGTAACGAGCGTTACGAATACCGGGACGACGACGGGCGATTGATTGCGACGGGCGATGGCGATACGTTCCAAGTATGGGACGGAAAGAAATACGAAACATTGACAACGGAGAAATACCCAAACTTAATGCAGTCAATAACGAAGCGTTACCCGAATAAAAAGAGCCGCCAACCGGATTGCGACGGTTGGGAGGTAACATTAACGCTAAACTTTATTGTTCCTTTGGTTCGTGGGGTTGCCGGGGTTTGGCAATTCGCAACAAAGGGTACGGCGTCCACAATCCCGCAAATTCGGGAAACGTTCGACGGTATGTTAGCGGAACGGGGATTTTGCAAAGGCATTATCTTTGATTTGAATGTACAATTTGCCACGACGCAAAAACCGGGCGACCGTTCCCGTTTTCCCGTTGTGTCGTTGGTTCCCAATGAGAGTGCCGACAATGTTTTGAAAGT